ACAGTCACCCTATCGCTATCTACTAAAGTTGTTGAAGTTACTGCGTCTGCCATAATTAGCTCCTAAAATTAAGCGTCAGCGAATGGTGTAACTATAGTTCCTGAACCAATTAGCAATGAATCGTGAACCAAATAAGTAGCTGTATCTATAGCTGTAACTTGTACAACACTTCCTACAACACCACCTTTAGTTGAACCATTCATAGTCATAACATCATTAGATGCTGCTGGAACAAAAGCTTTCTTAGCACCATCGTCTACGGCTACTAATACTGCACCTTTAAATTTGTCAGTACCATCAGTTAAAATGTCTAAGTCTGTTGCTGCTGTTTCTATGTAGAAATAGAAAGAAGCACCAATGTTGTTAGCTTGGTTAGGGTCTGTAGGATCGCTTGGTACTGTTGACGAAATAGAAGGCAAAGTAAATTTACCGTCTGCATCGTTACATAACAAGATTTTTCCTGCGTGTGCATCTACTGTTAAAGTAGTATCTGCGGTTAAAGAAACAGAGCTATTAACGCCTGCTGTAATAAATCCTGCCAATGATTTGACTGGACCTGAAAAAGTTGATTTAGCCATAATGTTCTCCTAACTAAATATGTTGCACCATCTTGGAGTAAGTCTGCCGAGTCAGTTGGAACAACGAGTTACCTCGGTTTAGATAACTATACTCTTTATGAGCCAAGCTAACAAGATTTACTTAGTTAGTTTTTTTAAGGCTTCTTCTAGCTCTTGGTAGGCTTTAAAGATGTGACCGTAAGTTTCTTTGTTCTGGTCATTCTTTACTTGCTCACTTAGGAAAACCGTGCCTGCTGTCTCTAGCAAACTTTTGGCTTTAATAATTATTTCTATGTAATATCTCATGACAAAATTTTAACATAAAAAAAGGGAGCCGAAGCTCCCTTTATGGTTCTTAAGAAACTTAAGCTCCTTGTGATCCGAAAACACCACGCCAGTTAGAGACACCAAATGAGTATCTTTCTCTAGCTCTGTATCTAATGTTACCTGTTGAGAATTCAGGTTCCATTGTGGTTTCCATTCCTGTTCTTTGGAACATTTTTAAACCTTCACCGTCAGCGTTTACTGAAGTCATAATGAAATATGCGTCAGGATCGTTGAGGTAATGGTTAACTGAAAAACCGTTTGGTACAGATGATTGATTTCTAATTGAGTTGATGTCGTTATCAGAAGTTCCTACTCTACCCGGAGTATTTAATAGCCTATCAGCTACAAATGTGAGTTGAGGTGGAACAATCAATTTATCAGGTCTTACTGCAATAGTAAGATTTCTGTCATCAACAAAAGTTGAGATATCAATTATGTTATCTTCCAAAGAAGTTTCGTTCAAGTCAGCCATTGTTGCTGCTCTGTTAGCAGCTGTACCACCACCCGCAAGCGGATGAGCAGTAGAAATCAATGTTTGACCATCGCCAATAGTGTAATTAGCATCAAACGCATTGTTTAATACATTAGCACCTTTTACTTCTTTAGTGTGTTGCATGGATCGAGCCAAGGCTTTTGTATACCTTCTGCCTAATTGGTCATACAAGTTATCTTCGATTGCTTCTTCAGTTAATGCAAAAGCAAGAGCCACAGTTTCGTGTGTATATCTTGCAGTATAGCCTTCTGAAGCATTATCAAAGTTAACGCCTGCACCCTCTTCCTTGACAGGAGCAGCACCAAATCCAACAACTAACACTTCTTCTTCAAAAGCTCTTTCAGAGTCTTCTATAGAATACAGTTCTTCGTATTCGCTGTTGTATTCGTCATATTCTAGTCCAAATAGAGCATTAAGACCCGGTTCTAGTTCTTTCGCAAGTTGCGATCTACTTATAGCCATTTGTCACCTACCTTATGCTAGACCTGCGGATTTAACACCACAGATATGATTTTGAATTACGCATAATACATTCGTATTAGCACTCGCTACATCTTCATTGTCAGGGTCTTGAGAAATGTCAATAGCCTTCAAAGGAAGAGTTGTTGTTGTCGCACCTGTTGTGACATCTAGTTCTACTCCTGAAATACCTGTATAGGTGCTTCCTGAGTTAGTGTCAACAATATCAAAGTTTCCAAACAGATCAGCCACTGGGAAAGTGTCGTCTGCCTGAACCTCAAATACTGTTTCAGGGTCGTCAATGATAAAAGCAATTATATCTGAAGCATTAGTGCTTGCAGGATAGTAGTTGCTAAATATCTGCTCGGATGTTGTTGGGTCTGTGTACATACAGCCATTGAATACGCCAACTACAGGTACAGCACTGCTTGCAGCAGCTCTTTCAACGGTTCCACCTGTGACTTGTTTCACGATGTCGCCTTGAAAAATTGAAGTGTTGTAGTTTGCTGCTATTCGATAGCGGCTTTGTCCGCCTGAATAGGGTGAGCCACCCATCATTCTTACAGGTTTCAGACCAAATGAAGCGTCTTTATTCGCCATTATTTACCTACCTTTTTTTTCCAAATGATACATTCGATTTTCTATCGGAAGAATACTTCACATACTTGTTGTTGCCCTGAACTTCACTGAACATTGTATTATCAAGAGCTTGGTTCTGTTGAACATTTCTGTTCTTGTAATGCTCGTTTCGTTCTTGGACAGTTTCTGTTGGTATTTTTGCCAATATCAAACCACCTACGCTTATGACACCTGCATGTCTTCCATGTTCGATTGTAGGTAAAGGGAAATCAGGCATTTCGTCTTGTCGGACAAATTCCCATCCTTCTCTCATACGGGCAGAAACATTGTTTCTGTCCTCTACTCCTACATACTCTGCCCTAATCCAACGGTATTGATAACCTCGGGTGCGGGTGGAGTCTCTAACATCCTTGCAGGTTGCCAAGGCTTTCTTCTAGCTTTTTTATCGTGTTGCTCTTCATCACGAGATGTACGGGTTACATTATCAATCGCATCTAAATCCATTATTTTGCTCCTTCTATTTTCATCATCTCTTTGCCTACACGCTTGAGCCACTCTTCGTTACTCATGCCATAAGGCTTTAAGTTGCTTTTAACAGAAGCATGGTTAGAATTGATTCTAATTCCGCTTCTCTTCCCTTGTGCTTTTTGACGGCTTCCAGTAGAAGCTGAAGCTACTCTCTGCACAGATGAGTTGGCTCCTTTGCTGTCGTTTAGTTGACCCAATTCAGGGTAAACTTTTCTTAATCTGTTGTCTAACTCTTCGTAATACTCTTCACTAGAGCCATCGTAACCTTCAGCTTCGAGGTCTTCATGAATTCCCATAGCAGTGTAAGTTTTTACTCTGTCTTTTTGGAACCAATCGTTCTTCTCTGCCCAAGCTAACGCTTTCGAGTCAGGCTTGGGTTTATCATACACTGAAGTTTGGTTGTTTGGAACACTTTGTTGTGTTGGTTGTTGCACAGAATAATCCGCTTGAAAGTTTTGTTGTTCTTGTTGCATTTTTGCCAATCTCACCCTTTCTTCTTCAAGGGATACTTTGTTCAACAATTCAACACTTTTAAGCTCAAGTTCAGCATCGTTGGTTTCTCTAGCTTTTTTATACAAGTCTTCTGCTTGTTGCCTTTGAGACTTTACACGATTTTCATATTCATCCGTGTAACTTTTATCCAATGCTGATGCTTTGGTTTTTACTGTGTTGTATTCACTAGCTAGTGAATAATATTTGCTTTCCGCTTGTGAAGCTCTTTCTTCAGCCAAACGAATTCTTTCGTTTAACTTGTTTATTCTTTTGCTTACACCACGGGTGTATTTATCAAGTTCATCATCTCCGCCTGAGTCGTTTGATGCCTCTTGAGTCTCTTCAGGAATTTCTACAGATTCTGTAGCTTCCTCGTGATCGTCAAGTTGAACCTGAAGTTCTTCGTTTGTTTCTTCAATCATATGATCTCCTATGCTGAAACGATGTCATCAGGGTTAAGAATGGTAGCAATGACTTCATCATCATTAATAATTCTGACTTCGCTATCATCCGCCAATTTAAACCTAGAGCCTGCATATCTGCCTATAAGCACCCACTGACCCTTTTCGCACCAAGGAGTTTTATCTCTAAACCTTCTTTCATCTTGGTAACATTCAGGACCCATGGCTACTACATAAGCAACTACAGTCGCTAAGGTTTCCTTTTCTATGGTTTCCTTTGTCAGAAAATGCCACCTTCGGTAACACCTTTACCTCTATAAGGTAAAACCAAAATACGCCAACCAGTTGGTTGAGGCATTCTTTCGACAATACTTTTGTCAATCAATGATGGGTCTAAAACCCTGTCATCTTCTTTTACAAAAGCCTCATCTAAACTTATTGTATCTTCTTTTTTATCTACTTTAACTTCTTTAGTCATCGACAATATCTCCTTCGTCATGTAAGTGTTCTTTTATCTTATCATGAATATAGGATATTGCTGAGATTTCTCCCATTA